TTCTATTGATTAATTGTCATGCCTTTTGGACTAAACAAGTTCAAAAGCTCTTCGTCTGGGCCTTTTGACCGTAATCAAGACAAAAATTTTGGCAAATTAACGTCTTTTGAAGGCCCAAGTCGTCGTGCAGCAGCAGAAAACCCTTTCGACACGACCAGAAAGCCAGAAGAGGCTAGTGAAATCCGCTTTTACAACCAAGATTCCCTCTGGTCGCGCTGGCGAAGGGGTTTTGAGCTGTATTCCATCACTCAAAGCACATTAGGGTCGCTTTTTCGGGAAAGAAAGGCCCGTGGTGACTATCGTCTGTACTTTTCGTTCCAACAATTCCCAGGAATTTTCGTTCCTGCCCGTCTTTTCACGTATCCATCAGCAAGTAACGAGATAGGCGAGCAGTTGGTGGGGATGCGCGACACAAATGCGTTTTCTTTCTACGATATTGGCATTCCCATCGATGAAGTCCGCTATTTATCTGACGGAGTCAGTGGGACATATACCCAATCTGGGACTACCATCACTGTTACAAAGTCAAATCACAATTATTTTATAGGTGATGAAATATATCTCGACTTCACAACAGGTTCTGCCACTGATGACACGTTAGCGATTGTTTCCAGGACTCAAAATACTTTCACTCTTACAGCAGCAAGTTCCGCCACAACAAGTGGCAATGTGACTTACTACTTGTCGACTACTTTTACCGATACAAGATGGACGAACACCAGGGTAAAGCTTCGCGAGCTTCCTGAACAGGTCAGCCTTTTGAAAGATGAACGGATGACCGACCGTATCATCGAGCGGGATCCTGGCATCGATTCAACTTACAGCAGACTAGCTTCTACGGTTACTGTGACGACTAGCTCTGCTCACGGACTAGCAACGGGTAATAAAATTTTCCTCGATGTATCTACTGGCGATGTGCCGACAGGTCGTTATTCAATTACTGTCACCTCAACGACTACTTTTACGTTTTTAACTATTACAAGTAGCTCTACAAGCGGCAATGCAAAAGTAAATCGCTTGGTCAGGGGATTTGATTACACAGATTATGTAGGATTCACGGTGACAGGATCGGATGCCACCACAAAAGAAATAATATTTCAACGTAAAGATAGTTACGGAGCAAAAACCATTTCAGGACAGACTGCTACTGTCGTTCCTGCACATAGAGGATTCACAGTCGGTAGATATTTGACTACCGAATTGAGGTGGCAGTGCACTTGCCAGGACTATACAAAGAGAAAGGGATACAATCTTTTTAAAGATAGAACTAAAAATAAGTTTCCAGTAACTCCTGTACAAAACTTAAGCCCTGGACAGACAATTAATAAAAATAATGAACTTAGCGACAGCAGGGACAACCCTGGTGTGTTTGAAGATTTTGGCTATACAACTGTAAACAATTTTTATCAAATACCTGAGTACGAGGATACAGAGGAGTTCGCTTCTCAAACACTGCTCTATTACCAACCTCGTTGGTGTAAACACATATATGCCTCCATGTGGGCATTGATTCATGACGAGGGGGGTCAGCCGATTTCATTGTCTTCGTCATATACCCAGAGTGGACCTAACATCACCATCAATGCGGTTGATCATAACCTAGAGCAAAATCAAAGAGTAAAGATTACTTTTACAAGTGGATCAGCAATCAGCGGTGACTATGTGGTTTCTTCGGTTACTGACTCGAATACTTTTGTAATCGTCTACCCATTCAGTGATACGACGTCAGGTTACTGTGATGTCGCCAACCTGGCGCCACACGAATATGTCGGGACCTGGCTCTTGGAACCAAGTGATCAACCTGTGGGTAAAGGGTTAGAAACTTTCTACAAAAATTTTGAGAAAGAGTCAATTAAATTGAAAGAGGCTGCTGAAAAGTATGTTCTTGATAGGCAATTTTTTGGCTGGGCTGGAACACAAAATATCATCGGCCAAAACAACAACCCTGAAGATGTCGCTGACTTCAGAGCATCAGCCCCTTCGATGCTGTTGACAGATGACATTAGGCGTAATGCTCAAGGTCTGCTCGATCGTGCAGGCACTGTTTTCAATACGACTAGCAGGTTTGCGCAGCTGGTGAACAAACTCTTTAATCTTCAACCAGAGGTTATTGAAAATGCGAAGTTTGGATTGATCGACCAACCTCTAAGTGAGTACACCGATGAGTTTGAGCAAGGTTTTGTTGAGGGCGGAGAATACCTCAGTGGCGTTCCTACAGAAAGCACAGCCTCTGTTGTCACTATTGAGGCAAGTACTTATAGCCCCTTGACTGATCAAGATAGAATAGTTGATGCCGGTACATACATCAATATCTAAATGTCGGTACAGATTCTCTCCAGGCGCTCTTCTGTTTTAAGAGACAGACCATTCCCCACGAGACTTGGTGATGGCGAGCTTGCTATCAATACGAATGCAGGAGAGCCCGGACTCTTTTTTAAAGATTCAGGTTCTGGTTTGATTAAGGCTGGACCTACCTTTGTAGGGGCTACTGCGCCGAACGCATCTGGTGTCGGCTTTACAAGCAGCAGTAAAGGCGAGTCTTGGCTTGATACAGCAAGTACACATATACTCAAAATCAATGACGGCACCAGTTTCCAAACCGTAAAGGCTGTTGTGTCGCGGAGCGCAGGTCAGCCGACAAGCCCTGTTGACGGGCAGCTTCACTATGACACTTCTGCTTCGAATTTTCTTATGTACGACGCAGACGCAGCTGCTTGGGTGACTCTTTAATTAGATAATAAGTGGTCGAGAATCCTGTCCAGCTTGGTATGTACTGACTCAATCTCACGCCTGAAGTCTTCTTTTAGTACGTATTCTTTTGTCATGCTGTCATAGAGGGAATCGTAATCATCCTCTATACGTTCGAAACGCCTATCAATTTTTTTGTTGAAATTATTCAAGGCACGCGACAGTCCCGTGAAGGCGCCGATGCCACCTGTGATCACAGCTGTTATCAATTCAGGTGACATCCTTACTTCTCTTATATATCTATTCTAAAGGGTCAAACAATTTAGAATTGTTAATTATGGGGTTGAAATATGGCAACCGGCTATGAGCCCAATATTGAAGGTGCGATTGCAGTCTTGGTAGACCTGATGACTGCCAACGCCTTCACGATGACTCGACAACCCTACGAGCCAAATTACCGTGGGCTCGTAGATGCAGTTATAGATTTAAAAGAAGGCTTTCCTGTATTTGCACCGGAAAGGATTGGCTTTGATGCCACGACTTTTGAGGCTGTTGCTAACGGCGATGCTCTATATATGAGAAGCAGTGATGGCCAAGTAGGTAAAGCGCAGGCGGATGGCACGCAGGACGAGGCTCTTGTCGTCGGGTTTGCAGATGATGCTGCGGCGTCTGGTGCGACTGTAAAGGTTCTTGTTGCTGGATTGCTTGATTACCCAAGCACTATCGATCCAGGTGATGTGTATTTTCTAAGCACTACACCTGGAGCTATATCTACGTCACCACCGACAGGATCTGGTGAGTTTGTAGCACGTGTTGGCGAGGGGGCTACTACATCCGAATTCAGTATCCAACTTGAGCCTCCCATGAGGCTGAACTGATGGCGGGAGTAAGTAATTACGAGCCGTACGCTTCGAATGCTGAGGGGCTTACTCAAGTACTCATTGACTTGAAAGATACCATGGCAGGAAAAACCGTTTATGCGGTTGCTGGTTTTGGTGCTCTTGCGTTCGAAAATGTGACTCAAGGAGCAGCTCTCTATTCGCGTTCTTCAGACGGAAAGGTTGGTTTAGCGCGAGCTGCAGGGACGCTAGATGAAGCCACTGTTGTCGGATTTGCCCAGACCGCAAAGAACACTGGCGAGGAAGTTCGTGTTCTCACAGTGGGTGTTCTCGCCACTTCTGGTTTAGATGCAGGGGATCCGTTTTACCTTGCTACAGGTTATGGAGGTATAACATCTACGCCACCATCAACAGCTGGACAATATCTTGTACGAGTAGGTGAGGCATCAACGACGGCGAACTTGATTATCCAATTAGAGCCTCCGATTCTTCTGAGTTAATTTTTACCACTGATAGGATAGATCCATGGCAACAAGAAACTCATTAATCCTTAATTCAGGATTTATCCAGGAGCTAAACACTTCTTCGGATAAGTTAAATTTTGCTGGCAATAGCACTTCTGATCTTTCTGAAGGAACTAATCAGTACTTCACAAATGCCAGAGCCAGGGGTGCAATCTCTGTAACGGATTCTGGTGGCGACGGTTCCCTTGCTTATAACTCAAGCACTGGTGTAATTACTTACACAGGACCCAGTGCTAGTGAAGTACGCGCTCATCTAAGTGTTGCGTCGGGATCAGGACTTACTTACAACAGCGGGACGGGAGAGTTTGGCACAAACGCTATACCAAATAGTCAGTTAGCCAACAGTTCTTTGACAGTTGGTTCTACCAGTATTTCACTAGGCGCTACTGCAACTACGGTCGCTGGGCTAACATCACTGACCTCTACCACGCTTGAAGGCACGACGACCGTACGGGTTGGTGCAGCCGACGCAGCAAATGGGATTGTCCTTAACTCCTCCGGGATTACATTCGAGGGCTCCAGTGCTGATGCGAATGAAACGACCATTTCTGTAACAGATGCCACTGCAGATCGCTCGATTGTTTTCCCAGATGCGGGCGGTACTGTAGCGCTGCTTACATCTCTCAGTGCTAGTAATAGTGGAACAGGCCATGGCTCTTTAGCGTATAACAATTCGACCGGCGCATTTACTTATACAAAAGTTACCGCTGCAAATATTAGAGGCGAAATTTCAGTCACTGATTCTGGTGGCGACGGCAGCCTCGCTTACAATAACTCAACAGGAGTAATTACTTATACAGGTCCAAGCGCTAGTGAGGTTCGTGCTCATTTAAGTGTGGCGTCAGGATCAGGTCTTACATATAACAGTACAAGTGGCGAGTTTGGAACGAATGCCATTCCTAATTCTCAATTAGCAAACTCGACAGTAACAGTTGGATCTACCTCAATTGCTTTAGGAAGTTCAGCTACAACTATCGCAGGCTTAACGTCCGTTACCTCAGCTGCCGTGGTGACTAACGATAGTGGCTTTAGAGTTAGAGATAACTCAGACAATACAAAACAGCTTGCTTTCGAATGTTCAGGAATAGCATCCTCAACGACTCGAACGATGACCGTTCCTAATTCGAGCGGCACCATCTCTACAGAAGATTTTGCTACCGCAATTGCAGTTGCATTAGGATAGATCTATGGCAACCCAAGTACAATTCCGCAGAGGCACAACTGTCCAGCATTCAGTCTTTACAGGCGCCGCTGGTGAAGTTACTGTCGACACTGATAAGAATGCATGCGTTATTCACGATGCAGTAAGAGCAGGGGGCTTTCCTCTCCTGAGAGATGATGGAAGTAATTCTGAACTTGCTTTAGGTTCACTTAGCAGCTGTGCTCTTAAATTTGCTTCAGACCCCAACACTGGGATCATCTCACCTGGACCTGACCAAGTGTCGTTTGTGACGGGTGGTGTTGCTAGGCTTACAATAGATTCAGCTGGCGCTATTAGCGTTCCGGGTAATGTCACGATTACTGGAAGTTTGACAGTAAGCGGTGCATTCGATTCATCCGAAAACCTCGCTCTGATTGTCGCCTTAGGATAATATGGCAAACACTTTTAAAATCGACACTAAGTCAAGCCTCGTGACCACGGCGATCACGGACGCTGCGACTAACGTTCTTACCGCAGGCAGTACCGCAACCTTGGTGCTCCTTAGTTGCTTGGTTTCAAACAAGTCCAGCAGTAGCGCTGATGTCGATATTTACCTGGTGACGAACACAGGCGACGATGTGTATTTGATTCGTAACGCTCCAGTGCCGGCTGGTTCGACTTTGGAAGTAATCGCCGGATCGAAGATTATCCTCGAGTCGAGCGATGTTCTTCGTGCAAGAAGTGATACAGGAACCGCACTTGATTTATCGATTAGTTACTTAGAACAGACTCCTTAATAGGTCATGGGCTTAACAACTAATGAGGCTACAGAGTTAGTAAAGGCTTTAACTCTTCGTGTGGAGGAGCTCGAGGCCATCCTCAATCCCGTTGCGATTCTCGCCCAAGAAGATACATCTTGGCGTGTTGTAAGACAGAAAAGAGATGCCCTTTTACGTTCGACCGATTGGGTAATGACCCCAGGTTCGACTATTGATCAAGCTGCTTGGGCTGCATACAGACAAGCACTTCGTGATCTTCCTCAAACTTATCAGGCTGCTAGATTAGAAGATATTAGTTGGCCTGTCCAGCCTAGTCTGTAAGGAATTTAAATGGCTTACATCGGTAACGACCTTGAGGTAGCTTTCCAAAGTTATCTGATCATTGATGATATCAGCAGCGGTTTTGATGGCTCTGAGACGAGCTTCACTCTTAATGTAAACGGCGCTGTTCCGGTTCCCTTTCCGATTAATCCTCAGCAATGCCTGATCTCAGTTGGGGGTGTTATTCAGGAGCCTGATCCGACAGGTTCATCAGGTTTTAACTTATCTGGAAATAATATTGTTTTTAGCTCTGCCCCCTCAGGTAGTGCTTCTTTCTTTGGTGTTGTTTTAGCTGGCGCTGATTATGTAAATGTAGGTGTTGATTTCCCTGCGGGCAGTGTCGCCGCGCCCTCGATTACCTTCGTCACGGACAAGGATACGGGCTTCTTCTCAAAAGCAGCCAATGAAATCGGTATTGCTTGCGCTGGTACTGAAGTTGGTGTGTTCAGCTCCACTGGTCTCAGCAGCGGTTTTGCTGACGGGTCTGCCGCCAGCCCCAGCATCTTTTTCACCTCGGACACAAACACAGGATTATACAGGCCCGCTGCTGACAACCTAGGCTTCGTCACAGGCGGTGTAGAACGTTTTGAGATTGGGGTAACTGAAAGTGTATTTAATGACCCTGGAAATGATATTAATCTCCGCATAGAAGGCACCAGTGATACCGATCTTCTTGTAGTTGAAGCAGGCACCAACAGGGTTGGTATCTCTACAGCGTCTCCCTCAGCACTCCTTGATGTTGACGGCGGGGATGCTCTGATTCATGGAGTCAGTGTCGGTCGCGGATTGGGTAGTGTTGCGACGAACACGGTTGTCGGCAACAACGCACTGGATGCAAATACTACGGGCAGCAACAACACCGCTATTGGTGATGAGGCTCTAGGTGCAAACACGACCGGTGCGCAAAACGTTGCGGTCGGTGCATCGTCTCTTGATGCAAACACCACTGGAACGTATGGCACAGCTGTGGGCCATGGGGCTTTAGGCTCAAACACAACTGCAGATGGCAATACTGCGGTAGGTAGAAGTGGATTGGGAGCAAACACCACCGGCGCTCAAAACACTGCGGTCGGAGCATTTGCCCTTGAAGCCAATACGACAGCTACCCATAACACCGCTGTCGGCTACGACTCTCTTAACGCAAACACCACTGGAGCAAACAACGTTGCAATTGGTGCAGAAGCCCTTGAAGTAAACGTATCAGGCAACGACAACGTAGCTGTAGGCAGGCAAGCGTTAGAACAAAATACAGCCAGCAGCAACACAGCTGTTGGACGATTAGCTCTTTACCAAAACACTTCTGGCACTAGAAACACTGCTGTTGGTGCTGGCTCACTTGATGCAACAATTACAGCTAATGACAGCACCGCAGTTGGATACAATGCACTGACTGTTTGCACTGGCAGTCAAAACACGGCAATGGGGTCTGGTGCTGCTTCAGGTACAACTACAGGCACCAACAACACCGCTATTGGCTATGAATGTTTAGACCAAAACTCGACTGGACAGCAAAACACTGCTGTTGGAGCGTTTGCTCTTGAAAGAAATACCACAGCAAGCAGCAATACTGCTGTTGGCTATGAAGCGTTAGAGGAAAACACAACGGGTGCGAACAACGCTGCATTCGGCCATATTGCTTTGGATAGCAATACAACTGGCAACAGGCTTACGGCTTTGGGTGCTCAGTCACTGGAAGGAAATACCACGGCCAATGACAATACTGGAGTCGGCTATCAAGCACTAAAGGTCAACACCACTGGCACTGACAACGTGGCCGTTGGTTCGTTGGCGCTCAAAGACGCTACGACTGCTTCATACAATACGGCTGTCGGTAAAAGTGCGTTAGCTGTAAACACCACTGGCGCTTCAAACGTAGCTGTCGGCTCAGGCGCACTTGATGCAAATACAACAGCATCTAACAGTACTGCGGTTGGAACTAGCGCTTTGGGTGCAAATACAACAGCAGTTAACAATACTGCGGTTGGATTTAACTCTTTGGGTGTAAACACCACTGGCGACAACAATGTCGCCGTAGGTGCTTACGCTTTAGATGCCAACACTGTTGGGGATAGAAACGTTGCCGTTGGCCTTAATGCTCTGACGAGCATGAATCCCGCATCGAAACAGGATGTTTACAACACTGCTGTTGGTTATGACGCAGGGCAAGCAATTACAACAGGCAATTCAAATACCGCTCTTGGCGGTAACGCTTTAAGGTCAAACACAACTGCTAACAACAACGTTGCAGTCGGCTACGCTGCGCTTTATGCAAACACCACTGGCGGAAATAATGTTGCTGTCGGTAATAACGCTCTTGATTCTTTGACTACTGGCGACAACAACACCACTATTGGTCATGAATCTCTTAGCACAAGCACAACGGGAAGTAATAACACGGCGGTTGGTAGGCAAGCACTCAAGCTGACCACCACGGGCGGAAATAATGTTGCTGTTGGCCAAGAAGCTCTAGAAAATAACACCACTGCAAGTAACAACACTGCCGTTGGTTATGAAGCTTTAACCCTAAACACCACTGGCACGCAAAACGTAGCCGTTGGCGGAGAAGCATTAGTTGCCAGTACAACTGCAAGCAATACTGTTGCCCTTGGATATAGAGCACTGCGGAATAATACTACTGGATACAGCAACACCGCATTAGGAACAACGACTCTCAATAGTTGCACTTCTGGCAATAGAAACATTTCTGTTGGGCACGGATCTTTAGAGTCACTTACTACAGCAGTAGCTTGCGTAGGTATTGGTTACAACTGCGCTAATGCAAACACTGCCAGTGAAATTACAGCGGTTGGTTTTGAGGCTCTTAAGCTCAATACTTCAGGTGATTTTAACAGTGCTTTTGGCGCATATGCGCTTGATGCGAACACTACAGCAGCCGGTAATACTGCAGTTGGTTACGCGGCATTGACTGCTAATAATACTGGTAGCGACAACACTGCTGTTGGTAAAAGCTCTTATCAAGTAAACACCACTGGAATACAGGGCGTTGCGGTTGGCAGTGCGGCGCTCGCATCTAATACAACTGCTAACTACAACACAGCGGTTGGATGTATTGCTCTTAATGCAAATACTACGGGCACTGAAAATACGGCGGTCGGTCGCGCTGCATTAGCCGCCAACACCACTGCAAGCAGCAACACTGCTATCGGCATGAATGCGATGGTGAATAACACCACTGGTGCCAACAACACTGCCGTTGGTAGTCAAGCTCTTGATGCAAACACGACTTCAAGCAATAATACTGCTTGTGGTTTTGCATCCTTAACAGATGCCACCACAGGTGTACAAAACAATGGTTTTGGCGCTTATTCACTTCAAAACTGCACTACAGGCGATCATAATACTGGCCTTGGATATAACGCACTAGGATCAAACACCACTGGTAATTACAATATAGCGGTTGGCAATTACGCGCTCGATTCCAACACGACAGCAAATAACAACGTCGCTATTGGTTATGATGCTTTGGGTGTGAACACCACTGGCGCTGAACTTGTTGCCGTTGGCGGCGATGCTCTAAAAAGTAACACCACTGGTGCTTACAACATTGGGGTTGGCAAGATAGCCCTCGACACTTGTACTACTGGCAGCCAAAACGTTGGCATCGGGTATCACGCTGGTGGCGCGATTACGACTGGCGGTGAAAACGTTTGCATCGGTCAAGACACAGGTGATGCAATCGTAACTGGCAGTCAAAATACGCTTATTGGCGATGCTGCCGATGTTGATAGCTCTAGCAGAGATCGCGTTGTTGCTCTTGGCGCGGGCGTATCAAGCTTTGCTGGAAATAATACCTCTAGGATTCTTGGTGATAGCGGTGTTTACAACACAGGCAACACTTCCTCTTGGAGCACAACCTCTGATCGTCGTCTGAAGAAAAATATCGTTGATTGCACGATCGGTCTTGACACGATCAAGCAGGTTGTTGTTCGCAACTTTGAATACAGGATCGCATCGGAAATCACAGATGCAGAGCTGCAAAACAATCTTGACCTTTACACCATTCCTAAAACGGGCGTGCAGGTCGGTGTCATCGCACAAGAGCTTGAAGCTGTGATTCCTACGGCTGTAACAACAGACGACAACGGCGTCAAGCAAGTCCAGCAGGACGAAGTGTTCTGGCATATGCTGACTGCCATCAAGGATCTTGCTGCAGAAAATGAAGCAGTCAAGGCTAGACTGGATGCTGCAGGCATCTAAATTCACTTCTCGATATCATGTCCTCTGAAGCCCCCTCCGCTGCCGAGATTGCACAGCACTACTCTGCAGCTCTTGACTCCGTCACCCTCATCAACGACCTGATGGATCTGTCCAGTCGTACTGAAGAAGAAACAGCCACTGTTTCACGCAACGTCGAGCACCTCCAGATCATGGTCGCCAAGACCTACTGGACCACTGAAGATCTTGATCCTCTTAATGATGCGATCACTCGAGGCAGCGCTGCCTGATCATTTGAGCCACCTCTTCAAGGGGTGGCTTTTTTATTGACAAGAATAAGGCCTTTAGAATAGATCTATCTAGATGTAGTTAGAAAGTGCCGTACATTGGAAAGCAGCTGGTTCGTGGCCAGAACCGTAAGTTAGACGACATCTCCAGTGGCTTTAACGGTAGCCAGAC